CAGCGCTAGCAGAACAGCTTACACAAATAGAAACACTACACGAACCGGTAAAAGCTCTACTTAAATCTGAAATAGAGGCACTAGAAATTAAAAAAGAAGCCGTGGGTCTTGATAAAGTAGAGATAGATCTATTAAACGCACTTAAAGACAGACAAGAGCGTTTAAACGAAGCCAGGGAAAGAGGCGTCGAGCTGGCAAAGCAGCAAGCGGAACCTGCTGTGCGTCTCCAAGAACGCATTACTGAAATTCAAGGCAACCTAAACAATCTTATAGATCCTGTAAATCAAATAGTTACAGGAGCCGACGCCATAGGCACAGCTTTTGCCGACTCTTTTAAAGGCGTTATTTCCGGAGCAATGACTGCCCAGGAAGCTCTTGCCAACTTCTTCCAAAGCGTTGCTGATCGCTTTTTGGACATGGCTGCGCAGATCATTGCCGAATGGATTCGGATGACAATACTAAACACTGCGTTGTCGCTTTTTCCGGGAAGCAGTGCTGGCGTCAAATCGGACTCTGTCAACCAGTTCAACGCATCAGTCTTGAAGTACAGAGCGGAGGGCGGTCCAGTATCCGCTGGTTCCCCCTACATCGTTGGCGAACGCGGCCCCGAGCTATTCGTGCCCGGACGCTCTGGCACCATCGTCCCCAACAACAAGATGGGCGGTGACAATATGAGCGTGGTCGTTAATGTGGATGCAAAAGGCACCAGTGTTCAAGGCAACGACCAAACCGGCAACCAGCTGGGTCGCGTCATCTCTGCTGCGGTCCAGCAGGAACTAATCAAACAAAAGCGTCCTGGAGGCTTGCTTGCATAATGGCTACCTTCCCCAGCTACAAGCCGACCTACTCGGCAAATAAAAAATCCGAACCACGCACTCGCACCGCACAGTTTGGTGACGGCTACCAACAACGTGTCACCTTCGGATTGAATCAAAACCCCAAAGAATGGACGCTCTCGTTTAATGTCTCGGATGAAGACGCGGACATCATTGAAGCCTTCCTCGACGCCCGCGCCGCCGACTCCACAAGTTTTAACTGGACCCCACCGGACAGCAGCACGTCGTACAAGTGGATCTGCCCCAGCTGGACCCGCGAGCTTTTCGATTTCCAGCGCAGCCGTGTTGACGTGACTTTCCGCCAAGTCTTCGAGCCCTAAACTGCTGATACAGGAGACCATCCATGAGCACCATCGTCACACGCGCCGGTAAGGGCAGTCCACTCACCCACACCGAGCTGGATTCCAACTTCACCAACCTCAACACGGATAAGGCTGGTTACATCGCTGGCGAGGGTGGTGCGGTCGTACAGGCAAGCAGCAAAAGCACTGGCGTAACGCTGAACAAGAAGTGCGGACAGATCCAGATGAACGGTGCCGCTTTAGCGGGTGACACCACCGTCAGTTTCACCCTGACCAACAGCACCATCGCCGCAACCGACCTGCTGGTGCTCAACCACGTCAGCACTGGAACGGCAGGCGCCTATACCTTGAATGCTCGTCCTGCGGCAGGTTCTGTGAGTATCAGCGTCCGCAATGTCACCAGCGGGTCATTGTCCGAGTCAATCGTGATTGGTTTTGCCGTCATCAAAGCAGTGACCGCATAACGCATGGCTTACGTCGTAACCGGCTACTGGGACGCTGGTTATGTAATCAGCGACAGCGAAGCTGACTTAACAGCAGCACTACAAGGCATTGCCCCCGGCGCGATTGTCGAGCTGTTTCAGCTTGAGCTAAACGCCGCTCAGCATGGCGTCAATCAGACGTACTACTTCCACGCTGGTGTCAACGAAATTCTGTCGGACATCATCTGGAATGGACAGGAGTATCAACCCCTGCCGATTGAAGCCGATGGTTTTGAGTGGAACGGACAAGGAAGTCTGCCGCGTCCAACATTGCGGGCATCCAATGTCTTAGGCACGCTGACTGCACTAATCCTGACGTTGCCCGATGGACTGGAAGGCGCAAAGGTCACGCGCATCCGCACCCTTGGGCGATACATCGATAACGCAAACTTTGCAGGCGTAGACGCATTACTGCTCGAAGACGGATTCACGTTGCTGCTTGAGGACGGCGGCGAGTTCCGGCAAGAGGTGGTCACGCAAAACCCGGACCCTTACGCCGAGTTCCCACGCGAGATTTACTACGTCGATCGCAAATCAGCCGAAACCCGCGACCTGATTGAGTTTGAGCTTGCCAGCGTGTTTGACCTGGCTGGTGTTCGAGCGCCTAAGCGGCAATGCGTTACCCGTTGCCAGTGGGTCTATCGCTCTGCGGAATGCAGCTATACCGGCAGCAATTACTTTGACGTAAACGACAATCCAGTTGGCAGCCTCAGCCAAGACGTTTGCGGCAAGCGCGTCGATAGCTGCAAGGCACGTTTTGGTGACAAAGCGCGTTTGCCATACGGCGGCTTCCCAGGCATCGGTACATTCTTCGCATGACCTGGCGCGATACCGCACTGGCATACGCCCAACAGCACGACCCCAAAGAGATCTGCGGTGTCGTCGTCGTTGTCAAAGGGCGCGAGAAGTTTTGGTCCTGCGCCAACCTCGCAACGCATCCTGAACAAATGTTTGTGCTGTCGCCCGAGGACTATGCCGACGCGGAAGATGCTGGCGAGATTATTGCCATCGTCCACAGCCACCCGATCACACCAGCGGTTGCAAGCGAAGCGGACAAGATTGCAGCCGAAAAGCTGGGCTTGCCCTGGTACATCGTCAATCCCAAAACCCAAGCCTGGGGTGAGTACATCCCATGTGGATACAAGGCACCGCTGAATGGACGCCAATGGGTATGGGCTGTGCAGGATTGCTGGACATTGGCGCGTGATTGGTACGCGGAAAATGGCATCCAACTACGCGACTGGGATCGTCCCATGAATCCAGAGACGTTTTTAGCCGCTCCAATGTTTGAAGGATGTTGGGCTGCAACTGGATTCCGCAACTTAAAGGAGGATGAGGCACTGGAACGCGGCGACCTACTGCTGATGTCGATTGGGTCGCCCGGATTGAACCATTGCGCCGTCTACATAGGCGACGGCATGATCCTGCACCACCTCCAAAGTCGCCTGTCCAGCCGTGACTTATACGGCGGTCAGTATCTAAAATGCACTGGAAGGAGGTTGCGCCATGCTCCGTAAGATCAAGCTCTACGGACCGCTGGCGGAGTTTATTGGCAGGCGCGTCCTGCAAGCGGATATTGCTACGGCTGCTGAAGCCGTTCGTTTCCTGGTCGCCAATTTTCCCGAAGTGGAAAAGCACATGGCGGATCAGCACTATCGCGTCAGCACAGGCGACTTTGACCTGACGCTGGATGAGCTGCACTACCCCGCCGGGCAGGAAGAAATCAAGATTGTGCCGGTTGTTGCTGGTGCGGGTGGTGCGACTGCACAAATCCTTGCTGGTGTAGCAATTATTGCTCTCAGCTTTGGCATTGGAGCGATCGCATCTGCTGGCGTCACCTTGGGCGGTCTAGCCGGCATTGGTACCGTCGGTACTGCTTTCGTGGGACTTGGAGCCAGCCTTGTACTTGGCGGCGTCGCGCAGTTACTTAGCCCAGTTCCCAAAATCCCTCAAGGCGTAGACACTCAAGGCGATCCACGTAAGTCCTACAGCTTTAGTGGCATCCAGCAAACCAGCCGCCAAGGCGTGCCCGTACCAATCGTTTACGGTAAAACCCTTACGGGCAGCGTCGTCATCTCTGCCGGTATCGACACAGTGCAGGTAAGGGCATGACGGCAATTATTGGTGCAGGCGGTAGCGGCGGCAAAGGTGGCGTAGGTGGCAGCTCCCGCACACCTTCAACAACACCCGACAGCCTTGATTCAAGACAATACGCCAACGTCATTGACCTGATTTCCGAGGGCGAAATTGAAGGTCTAGCCGATGGCTTGAAGTCGATCTACCTCAACAACACTCCGCTGCAGAACGCAGATGGAACATACAACTTTGAAGACGTAGAAGTTTATACACGCACTGGCACGCAAAATCAGGAACACATACCATTTTCACCCGGCGTTGAGGATGAGAAACCTGTAGGCATCACCGTCTTCCAAAGTGTCCCGATTACCCGCACCATTACTGACGTTGATGTTGATGCTATCCGCGTCACAATATCAATCCCAACTCTGCAGGTCATTGATTCCGGCACGGGCGACACGCTCGGCACAAGTGTCAGGCTAAAAATTTCAGTCCAGTATGCGTCCGGCGGTTTCACGGACGTTATTACAGACACAATTTCAGGGCGCACTGCAGACGAATACCGCAAGGACTACCTGATTGAACTGGATCGCCCCAACCCAAGCGACGCGGTAGACATCCGCGTAACTCGCATCACGGCAGACAGCACGGATCCACTCATCAGCAACACATTTACGTGGTCTAGCTACACAGAAATCATTTGGGCAAAACTCGCCTACCCAAACACCGCCCTTATCGGTTTACGCATTGATGCTGAGCAGTTCAGCAGCATCCCATCGCGCAGCTATTTAGTCAAAGGTGTCAAGGTACAGATTCCCTTCGGTGCCACCGTCGATTCCGATACCGGGCGAATCATCTATCCCGAGAGCTTTGTATGGGATGGGACGTTCCAAGCCGCCATATGGACTTCATGTCCAGCGTGGATTTTGTACGACCTGCTCACCAGCGCCCGCTTTGGATTGGGCGATCACATCAACGCCGCACAACTTGATAAGTGGGCATTTTTCGCCGCGTCAAAATACGCCAACACCTTGGTCGATGATGGCTTTGGTGGGACAGAAGCACGATTCTCCTGCAACACCACAATTCAAACCGCCGAAGAGGCGTACAAGCTGATTAACGA